CGTTAGCTATTAGCTTGCAGCGCCAACTAGAGCTGTTACCAATGCTTCGTTTTTAACAACTTTGCGGCCATATACGGCAAGGCCACGAACGATGTCACCGAAGTCAGTTTGGTTACGTAAAGGCTCAGTTTTGCTGATCTGAGAAGCAAACGAACAAGCTGTGCTTGTACCAGCTACCATCATACGACGTGCTTTAGCGTTTGATACTGTTGCACCACCAGATGTTGCAGATAGACCAGGAACAAGAGCTTTAGCGGCTTGACCTTTTGGCAACAAGTTAGACACGTATACGTCGAAGCGATCTAGCATACCGATTTTACCTGTACGGATTGTGCTTGACTGATCACCTGTGAAGTACGCTTGTGCAATGTTTGTTTGCATTAACAACTGACGATCACGTGGTGAGATGATTAACCAACGGCCATCTTCTGGAACGTTTTGCTCATCTAGTGCTGAAGACATCTGTAAGATAGCGTTCAGTACGTTTGCTGGAGTTGCTTGGTCGATTGGAGCAACGTCAGTACCCAAGTTGTAAGCACCTGAGATAGCACCAGCAGTGGCACCTTTGTTAGCCGCGTTTGCGCCTGATGTTACAAACCAGTTGAAGAACGTGTCGTTCTCGATGTTGATTTTTAACTGCTTAGCCGCATCATCAGTGAACATGTTCATTAAGTCCATGTCAGCTTGGTGAGCAAGTACATCGTTTACTTGTACGCTGAAATATTTACCCTGGTCGATCTGCATGTCTTGGAAGATCGGTGTAGGTACTTCAGATGTTAAAGTTGTACCAGCACCCGCATAATCGTTAATTGTGATTGATGGTGCAGTACGGATACGAATTGTATCGCCTTGGTTTTTGATCTCGCCTTCCCAATCAGTATTGGAAATTTCGGTCATCATGGTGTTCGCATAAAACTTAGCGTTTAGCTTTTGCGACCATAGTTGTGGAATGAATCCGCCTGAGTAAGACGGGTTTGTGTCAAATGCGCCGGAACTAACGACGGGGAATACAGCAGCCATTTTGGCCTCCTATTAAGTTTGGTTACTCGATAGCTGCTTACATGTAATGCGCTGAGTTATGCTCGAACGCGGCCTTCCATATATGCAGCTGTCAATTCAGCTTCAAGTTTTTCCGCATCTGCATATTTTCCTTTAGTATTTAGGGTACGAACTTTAGTCCAAGCATTGTCTACTTCCTTTGGGGAGTATATCTTAGAGTTTTGGTTAGCACTCTGCGTACGTACAGAATTTGCAGAACGGTTTGGTGCAACCTGTTTTTCGAGTTCAGTCTGGCGTTGTTGCCGTGGCGCTGTTTCCGGTTCGCTAATGCTTTCTTTAAACAGATTTACATAATGTAATACTGCTTCAACATCACCTGCTTGAAACGCAGCGGCGGCCTGATCACGGCGCGGGCCTCTAAGCATAGGATCATGCTCATTTAACCACGCAACCCATCGTTCATCGTTGTCGATTTCAGCAAAATCAGGCACTACAGAGTGTAGGCGCTGAGTAAAGCTCATCTCTCCAACATCGTTACCCGTCTTCGCAAGTTGTTCTTGCAGCTTCTGGATAACTGCGTCTTGCTGCTCCATCCGTTCCGTATATTCTTGCGAAACTTCCTGTGCTACACGACGTTGAACGTCAATCAGTTCTTCACCAAATTCGGCTCGATCTGCATCGGTCACATAACTGACTTTCTCCTTCGACTTTGTCGGCGGTTCCGGTTTGGCTTCCATACTCTTAGCGAGTTCATCCAATTTACCGTTTAAGTCCCGTACTTGCTGGTGCAAACGTGGAACTTCAGCATCATACTTACCTCGTAAGGTCTTGTACTTCTGCTCGAACTCATCCGCTACGTCCGTCGGTGACGTGTCAGCTGACTCTGCTTCTTCAGGTTCTGGTGTGGCTGCGACGGGTTCTTCAGTTACTTCTGCCTCTGTATCCAGTTGTTCCTCGTCAGGTTTGACTTCTTCGTCTTTTACCAGCTTTGGTTTTTTCTGGGCTTCCAGCGTTTTCTCTAGTTCTTCCAATTCCGCAAGCTGCGCCTGCACCTGTTTTGGCAATGCCATATAGTTCTCCTTAAAGCATCATTTCTGTTTTGCAGCGCCCGAAGTATGCTGCTCCCGTCTTGGTGTGCCTCGTTTTGCTCTTACGAGCGGTTTACTACCTTGGGCGACTCTTCAATCGCCTTCAGTAAATCTTCAAAAGCTTCAGCCCGTCCTTGCAACCGGTGGATTGTTACCATGTCGGTTGCGCTTACCAGTCGGCCTTTAGCCATATTCACTAACTCCCCTAATAAATCTTGTAGGGAAGTATCGCCTGCCTCCTTAACTCGAAGCAGTGAATTTACGTGCTGAGAGCTACATTGGTTAAGGTCGATCATAGCTCTAATTTATCCTATACATGCTAACGTGTCAACACATGTAAGCACTAAACACCGTTTGGACGTGGGCTCATGGTGTTGTCTTGTCGACCACCCATCTCCGTTCCGTCTTCTTGTAAGTTAGCTGCTTCCTGTTCTGCCATCTGTTGCTGCATCATCATTTGTTGCTGTTGAGCAATCTCTTGTTGTTTCTGTACGTCCTCACGAGACGGTACCAGTCTATCAACGTTTGTGTTTAGATTTCCTGCCACATCCCGCAGTAGTTCAGCAGTGCCCGGGAGGCCGACAATCTGCTGCGCTACTGGGCTCTCGAGAACGAGGCGTAAGAAGTCAGTCTTGCGGACTGCTTCAGCTTCTTTAACCACAAGTGACATGGCACCTGTTGCAACGATCTGTACGTCGCCTACCAAATCAGGGTCGTCACTGTAGCGTAAGTTCCTCTGGTATTGGCGTTCTAGCATGGGTCGCATCACATCATGGTCGATATTTGCGATAACCTGTTTAATACTCTTACCTGCGTTAGACATAAGCATTGAGAGCCCCGATGAGGTACGCCCTGCGCCCGGAACGTGCTGTCCTGTCATGTAACGTGGTATGCCCGATACTTCGTCTGATATGGCCATAAATCGGTCAAATACAGACATAAGCTCTTGAGCGTTTGAATTAGGTTGGAAAAATGACATTGGAGGGGTTGAGTCAGCAAAGTCAGACTGGCGGAACTGCCATATTTTCCATGGGTACATCTGTGTGATGTCCTCACCCGCCGGTAACCGGCTGATATTTACGCCGACCTGTGGACCCGATGAAATACCCATGTTGTTTGCTAACGCACGAGCAGCAGCGTTACACATATTTTGGGCATCCATACACAGGTCGGCAACCCCGTTGCCGTCTAAACGACCCGGGACTTTCTCAAATGAAGTTACATAGTATGGCTTACGACCTAACGGGTCGTAGTTAAGTACAGCACGAATGACTGTGTTGTTTACCATCCAAACTTCACAAGGGTATGATTTTTGTGGGTCTTCGATCTCAGCTTCGTCCAAGCCCCAGTCTAATAGTATATCTCCAGGGATTGTATCCCAGAGCTGTAGAGCCGCAACGACATCAGAGTGTGCATCGTCGAAGTCTACGCCTGTAACTTCTTCCATCTCTGCCATGTCGTGGTCTAGCCAGTCGAAACCGCCAGAGCCAAAGTCAGATAGAATAGAACGCACAGCGTCCTCGTCGTAACCTTCTACACCAAGCATGTCTTCCACGTCTTCGCGTGTCAGGTGGTGCAACTCGATTATAGGCATGTTCTGTACGTCGTCAGCCCAAGGTGCGTAGTAAAACTTAAATGGATCAACGCGTTCCCACTCGTCGCGCAGAACATCAACAACGCCAAGGCCACCCTCGACGTACTTCATTGTTTTGCGTTTACGTGGGATCGGACCTTTTAGAATAGCGTGCGGGAACGTTGCAACGTCGTTCGTAAAGTCAAACAGTGCTTTAACAAAGCCCCCTTCAACCATCTGGTCTTCCATTTTCAATTCCATTCGCTCGACGCGCTTCTCAGCTTCGAACTTCATAGAACGCATCGCAGTGTCTTTCATACCAGACGCAAGCTTCTTGAGCTCCATCGGAGGTATTTCACCATTACCATCAGCATAATACTGCTGTAGGTTCATCTGCATGATGTTTTGTAAGTCTGCCGCCACATCCGGGGGGACTTCTGGGATTGGTGTGGCCGACAGCGACCAAGGCTTATCTGCACCTGTTCCTAGGAGTGTATCGCGCAACCATGCAGTGGCTGTACGACATTTCGAGCTAACTATGCCCATAAATATCTCAGAGCCGCCCTGCTCGCGTATTTCAGCGGCTTTACTGGGTTCGTACTCCATGTTTCTTGCACGAACGCACTCTGAGAGCCGGGGCTCTATGTTCTGCGTGTGGTGGTCACGCATTACTTCCCAACGCTTGCGCGTATGAGAC